CCTCTTTCGAGGACCCTCGTCTGAATCTAACCGTTTAGATTCGGGCTAGCCTTGGCTTTCGCTTTAGGCTTACTCTCTTTGCATCGGTAACCTTCATGGTTGTACCTGAAGAGCCTTTGCAATTTAACCTGGAGGTGTTATGTCTACTTCGTCGTTCAAAGGAGAGAACTTTAAAGCCTATTATACTCAAATGAGTTATAATTGGCCTGGTCCTCTCAATACCGTGGTTAATAGTAATAGTGCCACCCTTAAATGGGGTGACTCTTTTACTGGTGTCCCTAATCCTTCATGGAAGAGTCAGGTCCGTGACGGTCAATCTGCCACTACTCCTGCGAGTGGTGTCAAGTCAACTGTCTCGTTCCCCTATCTTTCCTCTGTCTTAGAGATGTCCCTCGGTACGATGGAGCAACATAATTATCTTTATCGTTTTAACAGTTTCATTGGTGCCCCTGTTGGGCTCATGCCTACTGTTTTACCGGTAGATAATGTTGACACCGCTTCGTTAAACCAAGTATTGGCACGAGTCGACTCAGACTTCTTGGATAAGGCTAAATCCGCCATCTCTTCTTTTCAGAGTGGCCAAGATATAGTCGAAATCCATCAGACTATAGAGTCGATCATACATCCGCTTAAATCTTTGAGAGAGCATGTTGCTTCCTATTTTACTAACCTCAAGAAAGTTAGTAATAGGATTTCAAAGCAACGTGGCTCCCCCTCAAAGAAAAAAACAAGCCTTAAAAAAGCTCTTGCGGACACATACCTTGAATGGACTTTTGGTTGGAACCCTCTTGCTTCTGATATCGCTTCGGGCATTGTCGACCTGACTCATCATCGGGCCGCTATTGTCCAAATCGAATCCTTTGCTAAGGTTCGCTACCATGGTATCGACGGCACTTATGGTGCCGATCCTACCTTGACCAATTCGGTTGCTGCACATCAGATTAATACTTCTGAGTACAGTATCCGTCTCAAAGGTGCTGTGGATGCGTACTATAATAACACTCCTCCCAGTTTGTTGCAAGAACTCCAGCTTTTGCCGGAGGATTTTGCTCCTACTGCTTGGAATGTTTTACCGTACTCATTTGTAGTTGATTACTTCCTCAATATTGGGGATATAATCAATGCTTACTCCTTTCCTACTGCCGCCCTTCGTTGGGTTAATCGTTCTGATCGACAGGTTAGCCGATGTCAAATAGGTTACTATTTTGACAAGGCACTTATCAAGCAGAACACCGACGCTGGGTGGAAGGTTTTGAATCAGGAGTTAAGTAGTGCTAACTTCGATGCGACTGTGACTCTGTTTACCAGGTCTTCAATTTCAGCTTCTGATCTTGTACCGCCTTTGGTTATTCATATACCGAAGCCGTCTGCAAAACCATGGCTGAATATTGCTGCCTTGCTGGCAGGCTCTCAACGCCTCGTTACCCCTTTCTACTAAGTTCAATCTTGGTAGGTTTCATGGAGTCTTTATGTCTCTCACATTAACTACGCCCATTACGGGTGGAGCTCAAACTGGCTTTACGTCTCCGACGTATACCATTGCTGCCGATACTGCTCCGACGTCCGCAGGTAAACAGTATGCCGTTACCGCTATTGGCGGGACACAGGCAGGTGTTGATTCTGCTTCGTCTGTTAGTCGGCCTTTCACAGTTACTCTGTCGAGACCAGCTTCTCTTAAGTCGCTGGGCCCGGTAGATCCTGTGACAGGTGCTCTCCGTTCTGTTCCTCGAAACACGTTTACGATCATTGTCCGCAAAGGCGTAACACCGCTTGCAGGTCAGTCTCCCGTAGTTTTGCTTGCAAAACTTACGATTGACGTTCCTGCTGGTGCCGACATTGCTGACGCTGCTAATTTACGTGCTGCCATCTCCCTTCTTGCTGGCTCACTTTCACAAGTGTCTAGTGGGTTGGGAGACACCATCATTAGTGGTGTGATCTAGCCTTCGCTAGATCGCATTTCCATGATGAATGCTACATGGCGTTTCGTTGTTACTGTTATAACGTCGATATTGGAATTCTTTGCTAGTAAAGGCAAGATTCCCCCGCAATAATCGGTATTAACCGTTCTTTTGGAGGTTTTATGTCTTCTGACAAAGCAATGCTGATGTCTACGGTATATGGCATTATCACTAAAGGTCCTTTTGCAGGGACTGATATTGTTGAAATTTCGGTCTATACCGGTGCCTTTCGCACTAAGTATTTTTACCGTGGTTTCAATCTCTATCGTCGTGATTTTGCTCTGGTTGGTGATTATGTGTCCTTCAAAAGACTCATAACCATCCTTTCAAAACCTTGGTCTGAAGCTAAGACAAAATCTTGGCTCCTTAACAAGTAATTTTGATTTCCAGCTTAATAACAGTATCTTGATAAGATACTAATAGAGGTACAGATGGAGATAACAGCATGAGCCTTAGCCCTGTTGTTCTTTACAATGCTATCTCCTCAGATGTTTCACATCATTTGTTTAAGGACGAAAGTCGTCCCGCATATGATGTACCAGGTGCTTCTCCTAAGCAGGTTGCAGCCGATTCACTTCTCCGTTCACTCCTAAAAAAGTGGACTTACGAGAATACTGAAAAGGCTGATTTATCTGCGAAAGAGAAGTTCTTTACATTCAATAAAAAGTGTAAAGACTGGAGTCTCAGTCTTGAATGGTGGAAAGATGATCTTCTCTTTGAGAATTTTCTCAACGAGGTTGACAATTTCCTTCATCCAGGGGGCCGGATGCTCTTTGACAGCTACTATTTTATTTTAGAAGCTGGTAGAACAGGACCCGGTGCTTCCCTTTTAGCTGATGGGCAAAGCATGTATGCTAAGCTATTTAGCTCTAAGTTAAGCACAACATCTGAAGATCTATACTTGATGTATAGTTCGTACATTCGTCTCTTTCCAGAATGGGCAAATGCGGAATCTATCCGCTATGCCAATTACGGGAGCCCGGTGTACGTCGATAGTAGCAGGAGTAGCTTCGTTCCAAAAAGTCAAGACATTAGTCGTATGATTTGTACTGAGCCAAACCTGAATATGTTTTTTCAGTTAGGGCTTGGTAATCTGATCGAAAGTCGTCTTAAGAGGTCTTTTAATTTAGATCTCTCAACCCAACCCGAGATCAATCAACGACTTGCACGCATTGGGAGCTTAAATGAGGATTATTCGACAATCGATTTATCCTCTGCTTCCGATTCTATTTCTCTGGGTTTGTGTAAGAGGATCTTTCCAGCTTGGTTTTATGAGACCTTGCTGGAACTCCGTTCACCCAACACTCAGATTGATGGGAATAATGTGTGCCTGGATATGGTGTCTACAATGGGGAATGGTTTTACATTCCCCCTTCAGACTTTCATATTCAGTTGCCTTATTAGAGCTGCTTATCGTTCATGTGGTTTACATGTGGACGATAAGGGTACCAAAAACTGGGCATGTTTTGGAGACGACCTTATTGTTGATAAGCGTGCTTATCATTCAACTGTTCGTCTTCTTAATTTGCTTGGATTTGAGGTAAATAGCTCTAAATCCTTCTACGAGGGATACTTCAAGGAGTCCTGTGGGGCCGACTGGTTTTTAGGCCAGCCGGTCAGGGGAGTTTACATTCGTAGACTCTCTTCACCGCAAGATCTCTTTGTCGCCATAAACTTGTTAAATGATTGGTCCTCTCTTACAGGCATATCCCTATCATTAGGGATACAATATCTAGTCTCTGGGCTCTCTAAGGCGGAAAAATCCTTCTTAGTTCCCTTTGACGAAAATAATGATGCCGGTCTGAGAATCCCGTCACTTTGCTTACCTAAGGCTTCATACGATCCGAATGGATCCTATATATATAGGGTCTATAGGGCCGTCCCTAAAGTTATTAGGATAGGCGACGGAACCATCCATGTTCCGAGAAGGCACAAGAAGTTAATCTATAACCCTAGTGGATTATTGGTTGCCTTCCTGCGTGGCGAAGTAAAATCCGGTATGATTTCGGTTCGGCAAAGCCGAACTTTATACCGATCGAAGCGCAGGTGTACTCCCAATTGGGATTACCTACCTGCATCAACTTCACGTAATGGGTGTGAAGTTGTCTGGATGCGGTGGGAAACCGCACTGCTTAGCAACCTTTATGGCTGCTTAGCAACCCCGGCC